GAAGTCCTCCGCTTCGATGACGAGAGAGTCGCTTCGCGAAACGCTCGCGATGAGGCAGAGCTTGGCGAGGTGCGCCGTGCGACGAGTGTTGTAGTGGATGAGCTTGGGATGGTCGGGCCGCGGCTCTCCCCTGTTCATGTGCCACTGACTGATCAAGCCCTTGGCCTCTTCTGAAAACGTCGCCTCGCCGATCAAGTCCCCGATGATTTGCAGGTCGTTGATGACGCTGCGGTAAAGGCGATCGTCGGTGGAGAACTCGTCGAAGAGCGGCTGCGGCTCGGACTCGCCCGAGTAGACCATGATGACGCGGCTGATGAAGCCCTGATCCCATGCGCCCTCGGGAAGAAGATCGCGAAGGTATGAGGGCGTCGTGGCTGCGAGAAGGTTGAGTTGCGGGGCTTCGATTGTGACGATGCGGTCCTTGGTCCGGCGGCGCTCCGAGTAGGGCTTGCAGTCGTAGATGTCGGTGAGGGCGTTGATGATGTCCGTCTCGTACGCAGGGATGAGCGTGCCGAACTCATTCGATACGACTGCGAGGGCGTTGAAGTTCATGAAGACGTGACCTGCATCGGGGCGGATGATCCGGCGCGCGGCGTCGTTCAACTCATCGATGAGCGAGGCGCGCGTCACCGAGGACGACGCGATGTGATGCCCGTCGAGTTCTTTCAGAACGTTATAGACTTCCGCAGTCAGGAGAGTCTTCCCGACACCTGGAGGCCCGACGAGGATTGTGTAGAGGTTGGGGTAGAGGGCACGCCTCGCCGTGACCATCCACACCTTTCGCTCAAGCGCTGCTGCGATCGCGGCGATGGCAGCCCACTTGCAGAAGATACGGGGGCTGCCTAGTTCGGCCGTAAGTTCCAAAAAGCCTTCGATCCATGATCCCAGTTTCCTCTTTACAAGTCGTGGATGCTGAGCTTGCGCGGCCATTCTTGACGCTTACGGCTGTCGCCGCCCTTCCATTTTACGAGTCCGTCGGGATTTTCTTCTGAGAAGTCGCCCCAGTTCCACCCCACCTTAGCCTCGGTCGGGACGAAGAAGTCACGGCCTCGGGCAAGGGGAATGTGGACACGGAGTGCTTCAAGAGCCCAAGGAAGGATTTCGTCCTCGAGCGCTTCGGGGTACTGGAAGAGGATTGAGTCGTGGACTTGGATGAGAAGTTGGACTCGTTGTGCGCGCCAGATGCGAAGGAGGCCGGTGTCGACTTCGTCTGCGGTCATGGACTGCGGGCAGTACGCGATCGCGTCACGGAGGGTCTCGGCTGCTTCAGGTGGGAGTTCCTTGAGAGGAGCGCGAGACTTGCGTCCCCAAAAGATGCGGCGTCGGCCGAGGAGGGTTGTGAGTTGTGATGTCGTGGCAAGCTCATCGCGAACCCACTCATGGTAAGCGGGGATGCACTCGAATGCGGAGAAGTACTCCTTTTGGAAGGCGACGATGAGGGGGACTTCGACCTTGCTGTGCTTAGCCATCGTCGGCGGCTGGCCGAAGAAGTTCGTGCCGTGCCCGAGTTTCTTCGAGAGGTCGCGGCGGGAGAACCAGCGATAGAATTGCTGGTCCGCGATCTCACGGTCTTTCGCCTTATCGCCGGTCCAAGGCAGGTCTTTCCAGACCATCTTCGTCACGTTCGTGTGGAGGTCGCCCGCCTCGCAAACGTCCAAGTAGGCGCCAGCCCACTTCTCCCCGAAACGCTCGACGAAGTTGTTCCAGCACAGCGCGCCGAGGTTCCGGGAGTCGGCCTGCTCAAGGTCGAGGTTCGCGAACTTGTAGCCGGGATCGGCGATGAAAATGCTGCGAAGGGTACGGTCGATGTTCTGGACGTTGCCGCCTGAGCCGAAGTCCGACATCGAGGACGAGAGGCGGCCGGTGTTCGTGCCTGCGATGTTGAAGTTCGTCCGCATCCTCCCGTCAGGGTCGATACCTGTTTGGAGGAATGAGATCTTCTTTCCGAGGTCGCGGAGGGCGAGAATGTGAAGGACGAGGGGTTCGGCCCAGAAGTAGTGCTGGAGGCGCTCCAGTGCGTCCCGGTTCACGGTCGGGGCCATGCGGCCCTGAGCGTTTCGCTTTCGTACAGCAGGGATCCGCATGACGTTGTAGAAGAGGTCGATTAGCTGCGGGTTCGACCGCCAGTTGATTTCGAACCCGAAGACCTCTCGGCAGATGCGGTTGAACTGCCGCTCAAGGTGGATGGACTGCTCGGTGAACTTGATGAGAGCTTTCTGCCGCCGCTCCTGATCTACGAGTACGCCGCGAAGCATCATCTCCATGATAGGCGCCTGAAGGGCGCGGGAGAAGGCATAGGTTGACGCGGTCGTGCTGTCGAGTTGGGCGAGCAACTCATTGAGAACCTCGAGCGTGACGCAGCAATCGAGGCCGTTGTAGACGAATGCCTGATCGTTCGCGGAGAGGCCTTTGACTGTGGCCTCATCGAGGTCGACCGTTTCGATCCGTCGCATCAGGGGGCCTCAAACGCGATCGAGAGACCAAGGGTTGCTGCAAGTTCGAGTTCTTCGGCGACGCCTTTTGACTCGGACCAGCCCCGCAGCTTAAGAACGATCATGGAGTCACACCGGCGCAGGGTGTTGAAGTTGTAGCGACGCCACCATGCTGCATCACCGGGAAGGTTCTGTGCGATGGCGATGGGGTGGCAGTGGACGATCGGGGAGTATGGGAACTTGCCGTCCTGGATGAGCGCGGCGCAGAAGTCGCGAACGGCCTCGAAGCGCTGCTGCCGCACTTCGGCCTCGGGGTGGGAGTACGGGGATGCGATGTAGATCATAGCTCGACTCCAAGTTCTTCGAGTTGCCGTACGAGGTCGTTGTAACGCTCGTTGAGAAGCTGCATATAGAATTCCCAAAACCTCTCGCCGAGTTGCGCGTCCGAGAGGCTCAGGACGCTCTTCAACGCCGCGAATGTGCGTGGAAAGCTCTCGCGCTCCTCAGGTTTGATTTTCTGCAGGCTGTTAATGAGCCGCTTGCAATCCTCGAGACGCTCGAGCAGTTGTTTGGCGCGCCTCACGTCGTCTGCATGCATTGAAGTCCCTCCAATATGGTTGCCGGCCCTCGGCCGTGATATGGTTAGTCCTCCTTCTTCAACGTCTCCGCATGTCGGCCAAGGAACTTCCACGCAGGCTCATCCGTGTAGATGGAACCGAGGAAGCCGAGGCCCTTCTCCATTTCGGGCTGGAGCGCGTGATGGAGGAGCATCGTGTCGTGCGTGGCGTCGGGGACGGTGAAGCCCATCCGCCGCCAGAAGTACTGCATGTCGTAGGAGAAGTTCTGTCCGACGATCTCCTTCCCCTTCCGAAGCTGCCGCCAAATCCACAGCCACGCTTCGCGCTCGAGGGCGTGCGAGGGCCAATAGTTGCCGTCGCTCCGTAAGCGGTCCCAAAAAGGGACCACGAGCGCGGCCGAGGGCGAAGGCGCAAAGCCAACCTCTGTGATCTGATCTCCCTTCGTCTCGATGTCAACTGAGAGACGAGGCGACGGGTCGATATGTTCGCGCTCGAACCATTCTAGGTCCTCGATGGACTCAGGCACGAAGATCGTCCGAGGGGGACGACGGAGTTCAGGGAACTCGGCCTCACGGGCGGCCTTTTTGAGGTCCGCGTAGATGACAGGATATAGCTTATATTGTCGAAGCACAGCAGCTGGATGGTATGTTGGGAGGACCTTAATTCCAAGATGCGAGACGAGCGGAGCACCTCGGAACTTAGTGATGCCAGTGCGGCGGCAGAGTGCCCACAAGGGAGTGTTCCCGAAGGCGATGATAAGGTTCGGCGACTCATTGCGGATCTCCCGGAAGAGGCGTTCGAGTTCGGGCGCGTACTGCGCGAGGACGTACTTGGACTTTGTGAGAGCAGGGTAGCCGGGAATGCCCGCGGCCTTCGGGCCGCAGAGGTTCGAGACGTCGTTCGTCGGCTGCGGACGCAGGTTGAAGACGTTCGTCACGAAGCAATCGCTCCGACGGATCCCGACCTTCGCGAGGAGGGAGTTGAGGAACTTGCCGGAAGCGCCGACGAAGGG